TGATACCACGGCGACCTTGAACATCACGCAAGAATGGAGTAACAGTAGAAACAAACTGAGCACGAGTGAATTCATCGTTTTGTTCAAACAATGAATACTTAGCAGAAGTTGCAATTGCCTTTTCCAATACCAAGAATAGTCTACGGACATTGATACGGTCAAATGCAGATGGTTTGTTTGTCAATGTCTTGTCACCAAACAACACAATACCTTGACCTGGGAATGATACAACAGGGTTTACACCTGCAGCATACAATGTGTCACGTTGTGTTTTATTTGGATTCCATGCCAATTTGATAGCGTTCTTAATTTGACCACGATTTAAACCAGCTGGTGAGAACCATGGGTCACGCACTGTGTCTGTGTATACACATAGACCAGCAACATCACCGTTCAGTGGTATCCAACGATATACATTGTTGTACTTATCATATTGGTATTTGTAACCAGAATCTGCAACAGCGTATGTAGAAGTTGTACCCAAAGAAGTCAACCAAGAAGCGATGCTTGTTGTTTCACTGCCTGCGTTATTCACAACAGCTGTAGATGGTGGAGATACGAAAGCAACACAGTCTGCACGAGAAGCTGCAATTGTTGTAATCACATAGTTTTGTACGTTTGCTGCATGAGCACCAGTCAATATTAAGGAAATATCAACAGTTTCTTTGTTGTTAAACAAATCATATGCTGATTGAATGTTGCCGGCTGTAGGTGCAGCATCAATACCACCTGCAAGAGAAATCAATTCTACATCTGGTAATGTTGTGAAGGCTGTTGATGCTGGTCGTCCCCATGTCACAACTTGAGTTGCGTAATCTGGAGGGTCCATTGCATAAATGTAACTTGAGTTATTGAATATTACTTGTTTCCAGTAGTTTGAAACACCGTTGATAACTGCATCTATTGCCTTTGAAATGAAAGCGTATGTTTCTAATACAGTACCTGCTGTACCTGTAAACAAACCACTTTCGTCAATAACAACAAGGTGCATTTCGTCAGCTGAACCGCCAGCTGCATCAGCTTGTTCAGATGTTCCTGGTGCTGATGTGAAGTAAGATTTGTATGCCCATGTTGCAAAATCTGTTGAATTGTCACAAACAGCGACCTGCAATGAACTACCTAATGCACCTGCATAACGAGCAGCAAATGCGCCATAAGTACCACTATTGTTTTGATTCAAATAGGATGCTTCAAAAACATCTTTATTTTTAATTAAAACTGTGGTTGAACCTGTTGCATTTCTTGCGGTAGAACCTACTGCACGAACAACATTCAAATTATTACCATATGCCAAAAAGTTAGCAGATGTAAAGAATGATGTTGCTGTGTTAGAATCTGGTTTACCAAAACGATTAGCTAATGTAATTTCGTTATCAACTTGTATAATTGTGTCTGCTGGGCCCCACTTGAATGCCCCTGCATATGCGCCAGCTGTAGTTAAGACAGAAGGGACAACGGTAGTTTGGTCAACTTCTGAAACGTTTACGCCTGGAGAGATTTGAAACGCCATTTTTTTCTCCTTGAATTATTATGTGTTCTTCTGGTAGTTTATACCATAGAGATATTTATGAAAGGCTGGATTTACAACCTGTCTATCATTTTTCTGGTGAAAGACGCATAGGTCTCGCCACCGTTTGCAACTTCCCACAAATCACCGTCAATTATTTCAAAGTCATGTTCTAAACCATCTTCAATGATAGGTGCAGGAAGAACATCATCGTCCATCTGATTCATATTTTCCAGTTGGATTTGTTTACGAATATCGTGGTTAACGATTTCTTTGAAGTATTGTTGTGTGGTTACCCAACCAAAAATAACAAGTGACATTACCAAGTCATCATTGGCACCTAACGCCGCAGCAAAAGAGTTCTTTTGTTGTTCAAAGGTTGTCAATTCTGAATAGGTATCGAAGTCATTAATCAGTAACTTATCACCTTCAATCAAAGTCTTTAGGTTAGAACAACCAATTGCCTTAACCTGAGGTGACATTTTCAGACCCATTTGAATACCACGGGCAAAACCAGCAGACAGTTGTTGTGGTTTCTTATTGCCTGTGTAGACTTTCCATAGATTTTCATACTCAAAGTCGGCATGTAAAGAGTCTGCCACTTGCGGATTGTTGTTGATTTCTACCAACACATACGCATCGTTGTAATATCTGGCTGCGTTATAGATGACGGTAGGGAAAAGAATAGGTGTGATAGACGAACTTGCGTATGTTGCCACCTGTTTGTATGGTGTCTGTGATATATCAATAACTTGAAATGCAGAACAGTCTAGGTTCTTACCTTCAGATACGTCAACACAGATACAATATAGGTGATCCGACTTTGCACCATCAGTCTCTTTGACTGGATGTTCATAGATTTTCATCAAGTCGTGTGTTGCAATTGGATCACGGTATGCAATCGTTTGTAATTTGTAACCAGATACCAGAGTATTGGATGAACCCAAGAACTCTGTTTCAAATTCTTGTCTGAACTGGCGCTCACTTGTGTTACGGATTGTTTCTTCTTTCCATGCTTCATCACGACCTGGTACCATAGACCAGTGAATCTCAAATGTTTTGTAGTTGTTCTTCTTGTTGATGGCATCCATCCACAACTTGTAAAACAGATTCATGCCGTTTGGTGTAGACACGATAATAATCTTGGAAGTTTTACCAGATGAAATAACAGGGTAAACTGAGTTAAAGAATTCTTCAGCGATGTTGTTTGGAACGAACGCAAATTCGTCCAAGAATACTAAGTTGAAAGAACCACCACGAACTGCGGATGATGAGGTGGATGCCGCAACAATCTTAGAACCATTTTCTAGTTCGACATTACCCTTGTTCCATGTCACAACACCTTGTTGCAACCACATAGGTAAGTTTTCATATGCAAGTTGGTATTTACCAAGAATGTCACGTGCAAGTGAACCCTTGTTGGCCAGAACTGCAACGTTTTGTGTGTCGCTGAATAATGTCAGCCAAAGAAGATATGCAACTGAAGTGGTAGTCTTACCGACCTGACGAGGACATTTAGTGATTGAGAATCTGTTTTCGTGGTAGGTGCGAATCATTTCCTTTTGAAATGGCCACATCTTGAACTTCATTAGACCTTCATCAACGTTAACAATCGTAACATAGTTCTCTGCAAAATAAATTGGATCTAATGAACACTTTCTATATTCTTCGATTGTCTCTTTGGTCCATTCAACTTTGACGCCAACTTTTTTTAGTAAAGGATTATCTCTATACGAGTCTTTGGCATCTAATGAATAATCATCATCATCATCAATCATTCTTTACCTTTAAGTAACTTATTGAGTTCTGCGGTAGAACCAACAAATATTGCTTTATCAATTTTTGTTTCACCACTTTGTTGTTTGCCGTCCATAGTACGCATTTGTTTCTGAACTGCCAGAAGTTCTTTGTTGGCATCTACCACATTCTTCATCAATGTCGCATAAACTTCAAATGCTCTTGGGTGTTGACCTGCACTGGCAATCTGACGCAATTCTTCCATCGCATCTTTGCCATTATCTATTAAGTCTTGTAGATTAGACTTTGTTTGTTCGTAGGCATCGACCAGGTCATTCTTTAGGTCTGGACCATCTACTGATGTGTCTTTAACAACCGGCACCAATGGTTTTGGTTCCTGCTGTACAGGAGTTACATCAAAAAGTTTTTCCATGTTTTTATCAAATGTGTTCATGTTATTCATCCGCTGTTCTTGTTGATGGGAATTGTCTATCGGTACCTGGCCAGATAATGCGTACAGCTCCCGGACCACCTTGACCTACTTGGTTGTTTGTAGACCAATTTGATAATGGCATACTTCCTCCGCCGCCACCATATAAACGACCTTGTCCTGTGTAGGTACCAGCAGTTCCTCCGCCACCTGCACCGCCAACTGTTCCTGTTCCGTTAGTTCCTGCAGCTCCATTTGAACCTTGTCCTAGAACTGATGTACCGCCACCTTGACCTGCTTGAAGATTGGTTGTTGTTTTTCCTCCGCCGCCGCCACCGCCGCTTGCGCCAGATGTAGCATTTATTGTAGCGCTATAGTCATCTGCTCCTAGACCACCTGCTCCACCATAACCACCAGCACCACCAGCACCACCGTTAATGGTTGTTCCGTATCTTCCAGCACCACCTTTGCCACCAAGACCCCAGCCGCTTGTGCTGTTTGAACCTGATGAACCTCTTGTAGATGGTGTAGCGCCTACTCCGGGTATATATGCATCACCAACATCACCATAAACAGGTATCACAGATGAACCAGATCCACTAAAGTAACCTGATTGTCCACCTTTAGCACCACACAATAATTCAGAACCGGCACTGAATGGAGTTCCTCTCCAAACAGTTGATGATGATGCCCATCTTCGGTTAGTATCACCAACATAAGTGCCACCACCACCTGGTCCATATGCTATTGTTAGTGTTTCACCTGGAGTAACAGATATGTTATTCCTATAAGCTAATCCGCCGCCAGAACCACCAACTGGAGGAACAAATGTATCACGATATAAACCTCCGGCACCAGAACCAATGGTTACAATAGATATAGATGTAACGCCAGTTGGAACCGTAAATGTGGAAGATGTAGAGAATCCATTACCTGTTGTAGAAACAACATTGAAACCGTTTGTAGCAGATGTGGAACCCCAAAGTTGTTGTCCGACAGCAATAGTTGTTATAGAATTACTTGGTGAACTTGATGGACTATTTCCTATAGCGTTTGTCGCATAGACAGTAAATGTGTATGATGTTCCTGCTGTTAAACCTGAAACAGTAATAGTTCCTGAACCAGATTGAGAAACTGAACCTGTAATATTTCCTGGAGACGATACAGCAGTGTAACTTGTAATTGGTCTGCCGTTGTTATTAACAGGAGCAGAAAAACTTACCGTTGCGGTCGTTGCACTCGTAGCAGTTGCTGTTCCTATTGTCGGTGCGCCAGGAACATCAATTAAAGATGATATATTAATACCTGTTATATTGATTCCAGAAATTTCCATATCAATTAGATTCAGTTATTGTTGTGTTTGCTGTCCAAGGTGATGCAGCATTCGCATTTAATGGATCAGGAACAATATTGATTTCAACTCTTTGTGGAGGTACCACATTATAAGAGGTGAATTTATAATTTGTATTTGTTGATTGTCCATATACTGGTTGTGAAGAAACAAAATTACCATCTATATTTACAAGACTTAATTTATTGTTTGACCAACCGGTAACTTTCGCTGAAGCTGTTGAGTTTATGGAACTGTAACCTTGGTATACCAATTCACCTATTTTGTAATCACCCGTTCCTGTTGCAGGATTCATTGCAAATCTAACCACATCTTCGCTGCCAATCTGTTCTAATATATTGGTGATAGAATTTGTAATAACATTTGTGTTTGAAACTGGACCGTAAACGAAACCTTTGACAGTAAAGTTTAATGTCCAAATGATTAATCTTGGATCAGATTCTCTGTTACCTTCATATTGCGTATCATGTACTGCACTGTTGAGAATGACAGGAACTTCTTTTACGATTCCCATTTCAGGAATCAAATTCAATTTGATTGTGTAATCTGGTGTGAAGTATGGTAAGATGTGTTCAATGACTTGTGTACCATCTTCAATGTTTCTGACATACAAATATAGGTTGAAATCAAAATTGTATGGTACCGGATTGTATTGACCTTTTACACCATTAGCTGTTTGTGTATAGTTTCTAATGTTTGTGTTTTGTTTTCTAGAAGGATCATATGTTAGGCCTACCATTTCAAAAGACATTCTAGGTAAAGTCATTTGAACTTTTTTGTCTAAATTGTAATCTTCTTCCAGTCTCAACACATAATGTTCTTTAGGTGCATATGTGATAGGTACAATAAATCTTTCCGATTCGGAGTTATCTGGATTATACCTGACCATGGTAATCTCATTGAATAGATTACCAAAACCCACAACCATTTTACGAATGATACGATTATAGAATGTATTTGCCATTAAATGTCACCAAATGGGTTAGTTTCACTAAAATCAATAATAGAGTTTGCTTGTTGTTCTATATAGAGATTGTCATAAGTTTCATTGTTAACATCTACATCCAACGGATCATACCTTGAAATTGTATATCTTGCATTACTTGACGCACCAATAACTAAAGTGTTGGCAGTAAATTCACCCATAACATTTGTAACGGATAGAATTTTTGTGTTTGCAACCCACTCAGATACAGTACCAACAGCTGTTGCATTTGCAAATGTTTGGTCCGCTGAGTAATATACTTCTTCTTTATATTCGTAGTTGCCCGTACCACTCGACAACATTCTTATGTCGATGGTGTATGCAGAGTTGTCCACAACCATGTCGATATCTGGTACACCAGTGTCGATAATTTCTTGTGAGTACTTGAATTTCTCCATTTCAATTTCGTAGAAGAATGGTATCTTACGACCTAATGTAAAGAAGTCTTTTGTTTGATTCACAAACTTAATCTCAAACAATTCACCAGTACCATTTAGAAATGGCACATAAATCAAATCACCTTCACGTGGTCTTGTGAATGTATTTTGTGGTACTCGCTGAGAGAATGAACGCTTAGAAATGATAACATTAACGTTGTTTTTAATTTCTAGACCAAACTTGGAGAAGAACTCTCTTTCACCACTATACTCTAAAGCACTAGACAAATAGAATTCAATTGGAAAAGCAGACTGGAATTTCTTCACCGGATCTTCACCATACAACAAATCTCTGGCAGTATCGTTGTCGTTAGGAAGATAGAAGGCGTCAGAACCCATTATCTTAATTGATTCTACAATTAAGTCTTCCACAACTCTCTGTTCGTTGAGAGCGTTGTAGTTGTTGAAATAGACGGATGTGGCCATGTTAATTCATATACCAGTCTAACATGCCACCATAGTTCTTTTCCATGTCAGCTTCTAAAGTTTTCTTTTCTTCTTCCGCTTCATCATATATTTTGTCACCATTTAGAACGACACCACCTGGCAATTGAATACCACCAAACTTTTTAAGGTTGGAACCCCATTGTTTCTTAATCAATGCGGTTGCATATTCTTTTAACCAACGGTCATTCCAAACTTGGCCATATGTGTTTGGATCCAACAGTGCATAACATTCTGCAACAACTGTGGTACCAACTGGTGCCTGAGATTGACCCCATGCCCAATCAATCATCAGTCTTTGCATGTGACGATTGAAACGAATTGGTACTTCGCCTGTGAACATTAATTCTAATGAACGCAAGTGTTGTTGAGTTAGTGTGTAGTTGATGTATGATGCTGATGTGAAGTCATACAATTCATTTAGACGCAACTGGTATCTCAAGTCAAACATATTGATTGAGGATTGTGAATCTTGAATTGGGAAAATGCGTGTAACACCAGTAATTTCTAGTGTATTGTTTGCACGGTCTTGTGCCTGTGTCAGGTCCAAATAACGGTTGTCGATATCTGTTTGGTCTATTTTTTTGATGTAATAAACTTTTTGTAGACCGTCAAAATGGTAATCGTGCCAATACTGCAACGCATCGT